AGAGCCTTTGGCGTTACCACTGAGAGGTTTTGGGTGATGCTTGCGCCGGAGGCACTGCCTTGTCCGGATAAACCTCTGTAATTCAAATCGAAGTTTGTAGGTACTGCATTTTGCATATCCCTTGAAACTGCAGCCATTGCATCCTCAAAGCCCACACCGATGCCTTCGCCCATATTATGGCCAATTCCGGCAAACAGAGCAGACGGGGACTTGATACCGAAGAAGTTCTTAATCTTCGATACCACATTACCGAAAAATCCAGATATCTTATTCCATAGCCAAGCACCTGCGTCAGAAATACCATTCCACAACCCTTTAATCAAATTGCCACCCACTTGTGCCATTTGACCGATATAACCAGTGAAGGCTCTGACCAGTCCCGAGATGATTTGAGGAACTGCCTTAACAACCTCTACGATTATCCTTGGCAGGTTTGCAATCAAGGCAACAAACAGCTGAACACCGGCCAGAATAATCTTATCGATGTTTCCAATGATGGCATTGACCAGTGAAGAAACAATCTTCGGAATAGCAGCTACTACAGTAGTAATAATCTGAGGAAGTGCCTGAATCAGCGATATCAAAAGCCGGATACCTGCATCAATAATCAAAGGAATCGACCCAATGACTGCATTGATGATACTGTCAACTATTTGCGGAATTGCTTCTACAACCGCCGTAATGATGGTAGGCAATGCTGTCACAAGTGAGGTCAGCAACTGAATACCAGCATCAATAATCTCTGGAATGGATTCAATCAAAAAATCCACCACGGCTTCGATGATGGCAGGCAAGGCAGAAACAAGCTGAGGTATTGCATCTACCAATCCCCGTGCTAACCCTATAATCAACTGCAAAGCTGCATCCAGCAGCATTGGCAGGTTCTCAATCAAAGCTTGGACAATCTTCGTGACTGCAGAAACCGCTGCGGGGATGAGCTGCGGCAAAGCTATGCCAATTCCCTCCACAAGAGCGGTGACCAGTTCTATTGCCGCATTTATGAGCAGTGGAAGATTATCAATCAAAGCACCGACAATTGTCATTAGAGCACTGACCGCCGCCGGGATAAGTTCTGGTAAGAGGTTTAAAATTGTTTCCAAAACTTGCGTGAAGATGCTTGTGACTAATTCAAGTAGCATGGGAAGCAAGTCAGCCACCGCTGCTAAAATTGCACCTGTTGCTGTCGGTAATGCTGCCACGATATTTTCTAAAACTGGTACGATGTTGGTAACAACTGCTTTGAAAGCATCAACAAGATTCTCTGTCAAATTTGTCATGTCTGCATTGGCATTGCCCAGCCCAGCTGTAAAAGAGCCAAGTGCGGCTTGAAGCAGACCAATCGAACCAGTAATTGTCTGAGTTGATTCACGGGCGAAGTTTCCGGCATACTGCTCGGTATTCTCAAAAAACATCTGCATGGCGATTTCAGCTTTTTCTGCCTGCGTTGCGGTATTCCAAGTAAAATCCAGACCCTTTGCGAGAGCATAGGCTTGGATGTTAGTGGCATTCATGGCAACACCGAGATTATCCATCATCGTAAAATTGCCTTTAGCCGCGCCTGTGACTGCTTCCATGGCAGAGGACATATCAATACCCATAACGGATGCCATATCCGCAGCACGCTGCATGGCTTTTTCAGTTAGTTCAAGACTTTTACGCTGTTCAATACCAGAGCCTTGAAACAAGGCACCCATTTTGTTGGCAGTGGCGAGATACTCACTTTGGGAGACACCGAGGTTCCTATATGCTTCCTCACCGGTTTTCTGAATCGATGCCGCATATGCACCAAAAACAGCCTCAGAGCCACCGAGGTTTTGTTCCAACTCTCCGAATTGCTGAACCACCTCTTTACCTAACTTAATAGCAGCAGCTCCTGCGGCAACGGCAACTGCGCCCATCGCCACACCAATGCCCTTGAGTACACCACCGAGTTTCTCAAACCTGCCACCGGCATCTTCTGCACTTTTACCGGATTCGTCTAATTCATCGCCGAGATTATCCGCCTCGATTGTGGACTCTTCAAGTTCACGCTCCATACCGTTGAGTTCTGCTTGTGCCTTGTTCAGCTGAATCTGCCAGTTTTGAGTACGGCGGTCATTTTCGCCAAAAGAGGAGGAGGCATTATCAAGAGCAGCCTTTAGGGTTGAAATCTTCTCTTTCTGTGCATCGATCTCTTTATTCAGAACCGCATTCCGAGCGGTGACCGATTGTATTGATTTATCGTTTTTATCAAATTGGCTGGTAACAAGGGTCATTTCACTGCCCAGCACCTTGAATGACTGGTTGATTTCGGAGAGCGCTTTCTTAAATTCACGCTCGCCCTCGACACCTATCTTTAAACCGAAATTGTCTGCCATGCCTTCACCTCCTCCTATATACCCGGTGGGATAATATCGTCAATCGTTCGGGTTTTCTTCGGCTTTTCAATGCCGCGCCATTGCTTGTGGCAGGCCCATAAATCAAAAAACAGCCCGATGGGCATGAGCCAGAATTCTTCTGCATCCATGCCCATCTGAACTGTTCCATAATAAAGAAGCCGGGTAAAGACTTCAGCGTCCGTTACCCGACTTCCACGTTTTTTGGTGTTTCTTCCTCACTTTCAACATCTCGCTTTGTACCTTTAAACATTGCTTCGGTGATTGCGTTTTTATATGCTGCCAAGTCAAGCGGAGAGGTAAGAAGCTCCACCTCTTCCTCGGTGAGAAGTTCTTCCGGAGCGTTCTTATTCTTAAGGTTGTGAATCAAAATGGATTGATTTGCCAGCAGTGTGATGAGCCAAACAATCTCATCCAAGGCCATCTCGAAGTTTTCGGATTTCATCAGTTTTTCTCCGAGATTTTCAAGGCCACCGTAACGACCGGCAATCGCTTTTGTCGCACGTGTGGTCAGAACCAGTTCATACTCTTTGTCGCCGATGTTGATTGCGGCGCTTCTCTCATTATCCATTCTGCATCCTCCTTACGGCTCCGGTGTGTAGACCGGCTCATAAACTTCAGTAAACCAACCGGTTATAGTACCGGATGAGACTCCTGCGTCACCTTCCGTGACCTCCGCCTTCCAGGGATGCTTACCCATGCCATCCAGTTTGTTACGGCGCATAACGGTACCTTCAATAGTAGGTGTAGAAAAGGTAATAGAATCAGCCTTTGTCTGTAGGTTTGTTGCAGGAAGGCCGAACTTCACGCGATAGAGCCAGAAGTACCGATACGTGCCGTTGGCCTTTTGCGCTCTGAAGCCAACTGCCACGGGTGTACCCACATTCTCACTGGCGGAGATCAGTACACCGTTATCGTCAGTGGATGCGCCGGTTAGATCTGCCGCGACAGTTGGGCCAATGTCATCCACGCCGAGGGTAAGGGTACCGCTGTTAAAATCTTTTACCACTTCAGCGGCACCGTCATCCGCATACAAAATTGCTTCAACCAGCTCCACCGAAAGTTCAGCGGTGATGGCTTTGGCGAGTACCGAAGGCACAGCGTAGGTTTCTTCGCCGTTGGAATCTTCGGTTATCTTTGAATAGTACAGTCTGTCAAGACCGATAGTTGCCATGTGTTATTCCTCCAATCTATAGTTTTTTGCCACGTCAATGACGTAATGGTGATATCCCGTATCGTCCTCGTGTCCGATATATCGTCGTTCAGTCACAGTAAAATCGGCATTCAATAAAGCCTGTGTGATCTGCCTTTTCCGCTGCTGGTAATTGCCTTTTGAGAACAGAGATATTCGAACTTCCTGCACATCAAAGCCCGGGCGGTTATCGGCATGGACTTCAAATATGTCCGTCAAAGGGATAAAGACCAGATATTCGTCAGGAGGTACACCGCTGAACACGCCGGTTTCGATAGGGATACCCAGCGGCGTCAGGACTTCGTTTAAATCCGAAAGTAGACTCATATCTTATTTACCTCCTCGTTGTGAACGGTCAATAGAAATACAGCATTTTCGGCCATTTAAAATGCAGCACTTGACCACCGTTTTTTCTGGAAATTTTCTTGTTAATCCTTGAGTATTGTTTCCCGGTGAGTAAGCCGGTAACTGTCGCCCTCCATGTTGAGGATCTCACACTTATGCATGAGTCTGTCCAGCATGGCAGCAGTAATAACCGGATCTCCCATGAACTCTCCCCATTCAACCAATCCCTTGTTGGAAGTTAAGATGATAGACGTTTGCTGGTAAAGCTGATTAATCACTCCAAACAGCAGGTTGGCTTCGTTGCGGTTTACCGGTTGAAAGCCTACTTCATCGATGATAACCAGATCCACTTGATATAACCTTTTCAACTTGTTCTTGCTCTTTGGCGATATTTCCTGAGTTTTCAGCGCATGAATTAGTTGGTCCATATGGATAAATAGCACTGAGTAGCCGGTGTTAACGGCAGCAATTCCCAGGGATACGGCCAAATGTGTTTTGCCTACGCTGGGCGGACCCAAGAACATAATATTAAAGGCACTCTCCAGCCAGGAAAGCTCCAAAAGCTGGTTCATCTGTTTTTTGGATATGCTGGTTTGAAACCCGAAGTCAAACTCTTCTATCGTCGCCACATAGGGGAAGCTGGCCTGTTTTAGTCTTCTTTCTCTGGCCTTGTCGGTTCGAGCCTTCCTTTCTTCACCAAGCAGGATATTTAAGGTTTTAAGTATTGTCCAATCTTGCGCCTGTGCTTTTTCTAGGATTGTTTCCAAGCTGCGGGCAGCATTCGTGAGCAGCAATCCTGATAGTTGATCCTGGACTTCGTTAAGGAGGGGCATTAAAAATCACCCCCCTTCACAACCCGTTCATATTCGGAAAGCTGCCTTTTCGTTGTGATTATGCTTGTTGTCAATATGGCAACTTTCGAATGATGGCTCACGTCTTCCAGTTCTTTTTCAAGACAGCCGGCAAAATATTGTGCAGCATTCCTGAATTCTACGGCACTGAATAGACTGTGGCATATACAGTAATTTAAGGCTTTATCAATAACTATACCGGTATGTATTTTCAACATCTTTTCAATGAGACTGAACTGATCCCTTGCATAGCGCACCTTTAACCGGCGGATCTGGGTTAGGAAGGTATGCGCATCCTCACTTTCGCCCAGGGCCTTAAACAGGCTGCTCTGAATACTGTCCAGTTTCTGTGTGGTATCCCGCTTATGGTTGTTGTTTTGTACCAATTCCCCCTTGTTCTTTGAGATTTTATGTTCAGCAATGATATATCCATCGAGATCATCCCGGATTTTAAGAACTTCCCCCTCAATACTAAGGCTTACTTTCTGGCCCGGCCGGTATGTCCCCAGGGGGAGGGAATACCGGTTGCCCTTGAAAAATATGGTATTGTTCTTATGTACCTCTCTTGTTACAATGTTTTCAATAGTTTTCCTGGTTGAGGGTACCGGTTTTAGAAAAAGTCTTTCTTGCTCAAAGACTTCGGCCGGTACTTTCTTTGTAATCCCATGTACTTTGGCATTGCCGGTTCTTATCAACCAATCCTCAAAGCTCTCATTCCAGATGTCTAAGTTCACGAACTGCCGATTCTTTGCAAAGTTGTTCTTGAAGTACTTGACCGTGGCTTCTACTCGCCCCTTGCTTTCTGGGTCGTTTCCCCGGCACAGGTAGACTTCAAAACCGCTGGATAATCGGAATTGTTCAAACTCTTTGGTGAAGATAATGTCACCATAGTTTTCGTCTACGGCCAGTAGGCGGTCCTGATCAAAGACTAATTCTTTAGGCATCCCGCCCATATACTCGAAACATTCCTGTAAAGCGGCCACCAACTGCCCGGAAGTCAGAGGTTTTGTATACCATTCTCCCCATTTGAACCGGGAATGGGAGAGAACACAGGCAACGCAGTACAGTTTTCGGTAATTTCTTTTGTGAAAATCGAAGACGTAGGCCATTCCCATGTCTACCTGCATCTGCTGTCCCATTGGTGGATCTTCTACTGCTGCGTATTGGCGTTCATGACCTTTTACTTTTGGAATTGAATATTGCTTCCTGAGCCTTTCAACAAACCGCCTGGCTGATCTTTCCGAAACACAGACCTGGTAATGCTCCTTTAACCAGTCCAACACCTGGGCTGCGGTCATATCCGGGTGTTTTTTTAGCCAATCAACAACTACTCCTTCGTAAAGACCGAGATTTCTGCGCCTTTCCCGGTTGAGAATCTTGTGCTCAAATTCTTCTGGTGTTAAGGACAAATATTTTGACACCGTCCGAAAGTTGAGCTCCATTTTTTCGGCCACCTGCCGCTTGCTAAATCCCTGATTTTTCATCGAATGGATTTGCATGTACATATGCCACCTCATCAATCTGCACTCCTCCCGCCAATGGATTTGTGCCTATGGTAACACAACCCATTTTTCCCAGCAGGGGTGCTGTACTTGGTGGCCGTTTTTGCTGCATTTTTGTTGGCCATTTTTGCTGTATTTTATTTTACCGCTTACAACCGCTGTACCGTAAGCTATATGACAATTCTCTGCGCCTGCGGGAGCGTAAGGCCATTGTATATTACGGCACGATTATAACCTGGGATGAAGTGCGGGACTTGATTTACCGAGCTGCCGGCAGTCTTCAGCGAATGGGGATTGGCAAAGGTGATCGGGTATACCTGGGGATGCAAAACTGTCCACAAATGGTGATTTCTTTTTTTGCCGCTCATTTTGTGGGGGCTGTTGTTACAGCCATGACCCCGGCTTATAAGGTTGGTGAGGTTCAGTATGCAGCCAATGATTCCGGAGCTAAGGTGATGATCATTGAGGAATCGGTCATTCCAATATACAATCAGGTCAAAGATAAGCTTTCCACAGTTGAGCATGTAGTCGTAACATCTCTCGGAGAATACCTGCCCGAGAATCCATACCCTCATTTTCCAGAGGACTTGCTGCCTCAAGGATTGAAGTGTGACGGCCCCGCTATGAGCTGGAAGGAATTTGTAGGTGGCGAGCCCCTCAAGGAGATGGCTAAATCCAATATTAACGACGTAGCGGTTTTGCAGTATACCACAGGAACAACGGGCAGGCCCAAAGGAGCTATGCTTACTCATAGATGTATTGAGGCCGGCTCTTTTATATTGACGGGTCATACCGGAAATACTGTGGATACGGTAACCTTAGCGGTTTTACCTTTGTTCCATATAACCAGTATGAATGATCATATGTTTACTTGGGCTTTTATGGGCGGCTGTTTGGTCATCTTAGCCAGATTTGATCCGGATTCATATTTACAGGCGATTGAAAGGTATAGGTGTACATATTCGATTGTAGTGACCACCATAGTTATTGCCTTGGCTAATCATCCCAATTTTGAAAAATACGATCTTTCCTCTTTGGCTCTCTTAGGAATCGGAGGCGCGCCTTTACCGGTTCCCGTTCTTCAAAAATATCATAACATGGGCGTATACCTTAGCGAGGGATGGGGGATGAGTGAAACTACGGCCCTAGGAATTATGAATCCGATGGATGCAATTAAGATTGGCAGCATTGGCATGCCGGTTCCTCAAGTAGATATCAGACTGGTGGATCCTATGGATATCAGTCGCGATGTGCCGATTGGGGAGGAAGGTGAGCTGTGGATCAAGAGCCCTCTGGTAGCGATTGGATATTGGAACGCCCCGGAGCTTACGGCGGAGACCTTTTTGGAAGGTGGCTGGCTGCGGACCGGAGATATTTGTAAGATGGATGAAGACGGCTATTTTTATATCTGCGGGCGCTTGAAGGAAATGATCAAGGTTTCAGCTTACAGCGTATTCCCGGCGGAGGTTGAACAGTATATGTTTGAGCACCCGGCCATACAAGATTGTGCGGCTATTGGCGTTCCTCACGAAAGTAAGGGCGAGGAGGTTAAGATTTTTGTGGTGCTGAAACCCGATTATAAAGGGAAGATCACCGAACAAGAGATGATAGATTGGGCAAAGAACCAGATGGCACCCTATAAGTATCCTCGGATAATCGAATTCCGTGACAGTCTGCCTGTTGGGAATACCGGCAAAGTGATGAGAAAAATTTTGCGGGAAGAGGAAGCTGCTAGACGAGGAGTCTAAACCATCAAGCATAATATAAAGAGAGGCTGTCCCAAATGATAGGGTCAGCCTCTCTTTAATCTGTCCTTCAAACTAAGCTTAATTCCTGACTATGCGGATGATAACAGCGAGATCTGCGTTTCAGGCACCCTGCTGTATAAGGAGAAATAGTTCTAACAGATTCATGGACTGGATTAATATGCTTCAATCCAAGAGATATAGGCGCCGTCCCTTGCGGGGCAACGCCTATATCTTCGCGTTTCCGTACCGGTTTGGGGGAATTCCATTAAAGGGGATGTGGTTATTTTGGTGAACTATTCATTGATCTAAGCGGATTAGCTATATTTTATGATAGCAAACGAGTATTAAAACTCTTTTAAGGAAATATGAACAATTGGTGACAGAAGTGTTGATAAATGACAGACAAATGAATTATTCGAGCAGACAGTTGTCTTTCTGCTTTTATCATGCGAGAAACTAATTGAGCCGTCTTCGCCGGTTGAATCTCAACCTTCAGTGGTGACAATGCCAAACACATGAGTCTTTTCGATTCCCCCAAAAAAAACCTAAATCCTACCCAATCCAAAATAATTATCAACCTTCACCTGATAATCTTGATTTGGGAAACGAAGTAAATCTTGGGGGGGGGTGAGGATGGATGGCAGTAACAACTGAAGCTGTCAGCAGCGAATTCATAATCCGGGTCGAGAATGGTTTTACCAGTAC